ACCTGATGTTCCAGACGCAGGGTGAGAACACCCGGATGTTCATCGGGAATGGCGTTGTGGGCATCGGGACGGGCAACACGTCGGACAGCTCTTTCCGCGTTCTTGGCGCAGGAGGTAGTGGCCTTCGTGTGGGCTTCAATGGCGCTGCATCCAACTTCTACGACGCCAGTGGTCATTATTTCCGAGATGCCTCGGCAAACCAACTCCTAACCCTCGAAACCGGGGCGTTGTTTGCATATAAGGACTTCTACGCCCTAAGCGGTAACCTGTTCATACGCGAGAACCCCTCAGGCGCTGGCGCTGGTTTGCGTCTGCACCACAACGGTGGAAGCGGTTACGTCGACTTCGATGGTGACCTCAACTTCCGCACGGGTGAGGGTAACGGCCTTGCGTCCCTGTCATCAGGCGGCGCTTTCACGGCCAGCGATATCTCAAGCGTAGGCAACGTCCGTGCTGGTAATACCTCTGGCATCGGCTTCACGATAATGAACGCGGGTACCACAGGGAACCCCGGCTATCTCTCTTGGTATCACCCCAATGGCACCCGATTGGGCTACATGGGATGGTCCGACGGGGGATCGAACATTGTCTACCAAGCGGAAGCTGGCTGGGGTTTCAAGTTCAACTCTAAGGTTGAGCTAGGCGGTACCACGTTCAACGCCTCGTCGAATGTGAACAACCACGTCGGGGTCAATCAGTTCTACAGCTACGGGAACCCGCAGTCTGATAGCGGACCATCGCTCCAAGCATACGCAGGTAACACCTCCAGTGGCGCTTGGATGGCATTCCATAGGCCCGGCCTCTACGCCATCAACATGGGCCTCGACAGCAACAATGTGTTCCGCATCGGCGGCTGGTCGGCTCCGTCCAACCTATTATCGCTGACAATGGCCGGGGACATGAACATCCTTGGCGGTCTCACGGCCAACGGGACTTCGTGGCTGTACGGCCAGACCAACAGCTCTTATCAAATCAGAGCGACTGGTTGGTGGAACAGCAACGGCGGTTCTGCCACGGGGCTGGGCGTCGAGATAGGTGCTACCAGCGGTAACGGCTACGTCTACTCCTATAACCGGAATGCGTCGACCTATGGCCCACTCCGCTTAGGTGGTTCGATCATCGTCGCTGAGAACGCCGCTAGGTTCGACTCAACGGCATCGTTCCTGAGTAATGTTGATGTAGTAGGTGGTAACCTCCGTATCAACTCTGGCGGGGGCGACTCCGCCATGGGTGCCTACGTCAGCTACCGGAACAACCTAGGCGCTGAACGTGGATGGGTCGGCTACGGTGAGGGTTCCTCCCGTATGCGCGTCAACAACAGCATCGGTGATGTTCTGGTCGCAGGCGAGCGGACCCTGATTAGTAGCAATGGCGGTCTAAACACCCGCATCAGCACGACCTCTGGTCATCTCGAGCTTGGTCCGTTGAACTCTGGGTGGTGTCACTTCAACACCGACCGGCCCGCATTCTACTTTGGGCAGGCGGTCCACTTTGACGGAGCGCCTATGCGATACAACCAAGGTGCAGTGCTGCACCACGGCAGTAGCTCACTAGGTTCTGGTGTCATCACCGTCTCCACAGCTTCACCCTCGGGTGGCTCTGACGGTGACATCTGGATCAAGGTGGCGTCCTAATGCCTCTCTCCGTTAAACACGGCGGGGTACACAAGGACGGCGAAGTATGGATCAAGCACAGCTCCTCATGGAAACGCGGGGAGCTGTGGGTCCGTCAAGATGGTGTATGGAAGCTCGGCGCTGCCGTACTGACCTACACACCTCCTCCGGGCAACTACAGCGCATCCGGTAACTACACCGTTGAGTACACCGTATCGGCATCCGAGGCAGTCACATGGACATTCTCCCTGCCCCCGAACGTCACCGCTAGTCGGTCATCGGGAACCTCGGGGACTTCGGTCACCTTCTACCTACCAGCCGAGCCTCCCGTGGATTTCGAGAACGGAGTGTACGTCACCCGCGTACGCACTGTGAACCTCACGGCGACCTCAAATGGACAATCGTCCACCTTCAATATCAACCTAACAGCCCTCGGCGATTAACTCGCCGGGGGTTCCCCCGAAAGCACAAAAGGATGACATGGCAATCACTTAGGGACCATATCTTCGAGGTCGTTGCAGGAGCCGCCATACTTGGCATGGGCACCGCGACGGTCACCGGAGTAGCAACAAACGCACGACAGGACGCTGAGATCGAGCGTGTCCAAAGTCTCGAGCCTAAGCTCGACAAGATCATTGACAGTCAGGCTGCCATCAGCGGTCGACTGGAGCGCATCGAAGGTAAGCTGGAGGTAGCGAAGTGAGCAGAGCAACTGAAGAGCTGATGGATATGCTCCACCAGCTCACTGCAAAGACCCTTCTGGATGAGATTAAGACGGCTGTGTCGGCCAAGGATGAGGATGGAAATCCCCTCCCCGTGAACCCACAGTTGATCGATAAGGCACTGAAAATGCTTAAGGACAACAACATTACAGCGCCAGCAACCAACAAGCCCCTCAACAACCTCGCCAATGAATTGGCAGGTCTTGACGTAGACCTCAACGAAGCGGCTGGTCGGGTACTCCAGTGACGACGCTCCGCACCTACATCGCCAATCTGGTCGATGCTGAGGTGGGCGAAGCTGCTGGCCCGCCGGGTCCTGAGGGACCGCAGGGGCTTAGAGGTCCGCCGGGGGTTCCCGGTGGTGCTGGCCCACAGGGTCCTCCGGGACCCATCATCGATCCCGGCGACCTGACAGTCGCCTTTGACAACGCACTAATTTAGGAGCCTGTATGGCAACCCTCGAAACCCGATTGAATAACCTCGCGACCCGTGTCGCTACAGAATGTAAATCGCTCCGCAACCTCGTCAACGGTAACACCGCAGACCTGTCGGCGCTTACTACCACTGCAAAGACCAGCCTTGTTGCTGCCCTCAACGAGCTGCAATCAGAGATCAACGCGGTCAGCGGCGGTGCCGGTATCAACGACTCGCTGTCGTCGTCGACAACGCAGACGTGGTCGATCACGAAGATCAGCTCGGAGATTACCGCCGCTATTAACGTACTCACCACGGGCGCACCGGCTGCTCTCAATACGCTTGATGAGCTTGCCGCAGCACTTGGCGATGATGCGAACTTTGGTTCTACTGTAACGACAGCCCTCGGTAACCGCGTACGTGTCGATAACAACACGCAGGGCCTGACGCTTACCCAGAAGCAGAACGCTCGTACCAACATCGATGCTTACGGCTCTGTGGAGATCGGTAACCCCGACGCTGATCTGGTGGCTACCTTCAACACTGGTCTGGTGTAAGTCATGGCTACCCTAGAGCAGCGCCTGACGCTGCTTGCAGGGGCCATCCGGGACAAGATCAACCTGATGATGCCCCGGCTGATTCCTACGGGCGGCGCAGTGAATGAAGTCCTAGCGAAGACAGGGGCGGGTAACTTCGCAGTTGGCTGGCAGGCACCCTTAGCGGGGCCTCAGGGACCCGCAGGACCTCCCGGCAACAACGCCGGTTGTCAGGTTCGTGTTCCGGTTCCTATCAACAGCTACGCTCACCTAGCCGTGAACGGTCTGGCACTGACGACCATCGCTGCCGCATCCAACCGTCTGGACTTCATGCCTTTCATTCCAGCTCGGACGATCACGGTCAACCAGTTGGAACTCGAAGTCTCCACATCGGCTGGCAGTGGTGCCTCAGGTCGTCTTGGAATCTATGCCTCAGGTACTGATGGCCTGCCTACAACACTTGTTGTGCAGGGTGGCGCGACCATCGACTGTACATCAACGGGCAATAAGACAGCGACCATTTCGTCCACCGTCCTGAGCGCCGGTACGCTCTACTGGATCGCTGTGGCGTCCTCAAACAACCAGACGTATCGCGGCCTCGCTGTCGGTGCTCTGTTGCCTCTTGAGGGTAACGCAACGGCCAACGCTATGTACACCCTACGTCGCGCCACGTTCACCTTTGCGTCACTCCCGGCAACTGCCCCGGCAACCACACTGACATCCGCAACGGCACCTCACGTACGCCTCCGCGTATCTGCATAGGAGCATCCTTGACAGCCAAAGAACAACTCCAAGGGAGCTTCATCAAGTTCCTTTGGTACGTCTGGAAGTACGTGTTGGCTCTCCCCGAGCCGACCCGTGTACAGAAGGACGTTGCAGTCTACCTCTCTACCGGCCCCCGACGACGCTTTATTCAGGCGTTCCGTGGGGTCGGTAAGACGTTCATCACGGCTACGTATGTGGTCTGGAGGCTCTGGAAGAACCCAGACCTCAAGGTCGCTATCGTATCAGCCAACGAACAGCTCGCTGTGGAGATCAGCGGGTTCATCAAACAGATCATCGAAGCCGAAGCGGGCGATGAGCTATGGACAGAGCTTCGCCCCAAACCCGGCCAACGCAACTCGACACTCGCTTTCGATGTCGGTGCTGCCAAGCCTGACAAGTCCCCGTCGGTCAAAGCCATGTCGATTGTCGGTCAGCTCACGGGTTCCCGTGCCGACCTGACGATCTCCGACGACGTCGAGGTCCCGAAGAACTCCGAGACCGAGACAATGCGGGAGAAGCTCAACGAGAAGACCAAGGAGTATGCGGCCATCACCAAGCCCGGTGGTGAGATCGTCTACCTCGGTACACCTCAGTCTGAACAATCGATCTACCGCCAGCTACCTGACAAAGGCTACGATGTCCGTGTCTGGCCCTGCCGGTATCCCACAAGTGAGAAGCTGGGGAACTATGGTGCCTTCCTTGCACCTATGCTCCTTGCAGACATTGAGGCTGATCCTACGCTCACCAAGCCGGTCTCCTCAACGCTCGGCGGTGCACCTACGGACCCTGCACGGTTTAACGACCTCGATCTCATGGAGCGTGAGCAGGAGTATCGTGAGGCAGGCTTCCTGCTCCAGTTCCAGCTCGACACTACCCTGTCAGATGCTGAACGCTACCCACTGAAGACCAGAGACCTCATCGTCACCGACGTAGACCGCAAGGTAGCACCAGGTCGACTGGTGTGGGGTTCAGGACCAGATCAGGTCATCAAGGACCTCCCCAACGTGGGGTTCGATGGAGACCGCTTCCACCGTCCGGTATTCATGTCTCAGGACTTCATTCCCTACCAAGGCGCTGTCCTTCACATCGACCCCTCAGGTCGTGGACGAGATCGCACCACATACGCAGTGACGAAGTTCCTAAATGGTTACGTCTTCCTGTTGGCGTGGGGTGGGTACCAAGATGGTTACGGAGACGGGACCCTACGTGCCTTAGCGGAGATCAGTAAGGAACATGAGGTCAACCTAATCGTACCCGAGGACAACTTCGGTGACGGTATGTTTGGTAAGCTACTAGAGCCTCACGTAGCCCGCGTACGCAACTGCAACATCGAAGGTCACCGCGTGTCCGGGATGAAGGAGGAGCGGATAGTCCGTACTCTACAGCCCGTCCTCCGCCAACACAGACTGGTGATGGACCGCAAGGTCATAGAGGAGGACCTCAAGGACCCTCAGGTGCACCGAGGTCTGTACCAGCTCACACATATGTCCCCCGTCCGGGGTGCCATCAAGCATGACGACAAGATCGACGTCCTTGCAATGGCAGTCTCCTACTGGACTGAGTACCTGAACGCTGATGCCAAGAAGGCAGAGGAAGACAGGATCAAGAAGATCGAGGCGGAGATAGAAGCACGGAGGATCACCCACATCTTCGGTGCCAATCCCTTTGTCGCTAAGACCAAGGGTGGTGTGTCTGCCTCCAGAGGCCGTGGGAGGCCTGTGAAGCATAGAAGGTAGGATAAGGAGTGTGTGTACCCCAGTGAACCTCATAGGCCCTGTAGTGGCTCCTGAGAGGCTCCTAGGGGCATACACACTCCACCATCCTCATAGACACCCATGAGGGACTGAGGTGCACCTGCGGTAATCCTAGGGAGCACTTGAGGTACAC